TACTCATTCAATCGTAGTCACGCTGTCGCTTATTCTATGCTTTCTTATTATACCGCTTGGCTTAAGTGCTATTATCCTTTGGAATTTTTATTCTCGATCCTTAAGAATGAAGGAGACAAGGACGCCAGAACAGGTTATTTGATTGAGGCTAAAAGGCTTGGTATTAAAGTTAAGCTGCCACATGTAAATGAATCAGATGTAAACTTTTCACTACAAAAAGATTCAATTAGATTTGGTTTAGCTGAAGTTAAATTTATTTCAGACAGCATTGCAAATAAAATTATTGAAAAGAGACCGTATGAAAACTATAAAGATTTTGTTGACAAAGCATCCAAAAAGGGTAGCGGCATTAACTCTAGGGCCGTTAATTCTCTCAATGCTATTGGGGGTGCTGCTTTTGATGATAATCCTAGAAGCGGTAAAGAAGGAGAGTCTTATTACGAATTTTTAGGAATACCTTCGTTTAATCTTTCTAACTTAGAGCCAAGGGTCAAGGCACAAGCTAGACCTATTGATGAGTTTGAAGAGCTAGGATCGTTTGTTATGTTTGGTATGGCTAAAAGCATAAAGCGTGGGAATGGTTGGTCACGAATAGAACTTGTTGATGAAAGTGGATCAGTTGGGCTGTTCGATATTGAGCAGACAAAAATAGAAACAAACAAAATGTATTTTGTTTTAGTTGGAGACAATAGAATATCTAGATATATAGATGTAGATTCTATTACCAAAGATTCAGATGATCCATTTGTAAAGTATTTATATGCAAAGTCTTACCCTATTGACGAAAATCAAAGGTTTGTGATAAGCTATACTCCATATAAAACAAAAGCTGGAAAAACCATGGCTCACCTTGTAATGTCAGATAAAGATAAGAATCTAAATAGAGCAATTGTATTTTCAAGCATGTATCCGATTTCTTTGGCAAAAATGCGAGAGGGAATGATATGCGAGCCAGTTCTAAAAACTTTAGAAGATGGAACACTTATGGTTAAGGAAGTAAAATGACATATAATGCAGAAGATGTATTTAAGACAATGAATGCCTCTAGAGTTTTAGTGGCTATATTAAGCAAGATGGGTTCTGTTGAAATATCAACTGAAGATTTTATAAAAAGTACTAATGACGATATGCAGCTTTCAGTTACATACAATGATGAGTCACTATCTTTTGAGTTTAAGCTAGAGCCACTAGGATTTAAATCTGATTATGAATTGGCTAACGATTAATTAAATGGACATTAACCTAGATGATATTCTGGCAAAGCTGGACCCTAAAACTAGAGCAAGGGTTCAGTCTGCAGTCGATATTCAAATCGAAAAGCAGCCAACGCCAAGCATAGGTTTAAACTTTGCCTTGAATGGCGGATTTGCTTATGGACGACAGATATTGGTTTGGGGAAATAAGTCAGCAGGAAAATCTTCATTTTGCTTGCAAATGATAGCACTTGCACAAAAAGAAGGTAAGACTTGTGCTTGGATTGATGCTGAGCATTCTTATGATCCAGAGTGGGCAGAAAAACTAGGAGTTAATTCAAAAGAACTAATTTATTCTCCAGCTAAAACTGTTAATGACATGGTAGATGTTGCAACAAAGCTTATGGAAGCAGGAGTTGATTTAATAGTAGTTGATTCTATTTCAGCATTACTACCAGCAATCTACTTTGAAAAAGATGGAAATGAAATGAAGGATTTGCAAGACACTAAGCAAATCGGCGCAGAAGCAAAGGATATGACTCACGCAGTCAAGATGTTAAATTATGCAAACAAAAACACACTACTTGTTCTCATCTCGCAACAGCGAAATCAATTTGGATCTATGCATGCTAGTCACATCCCAACAGGTGGCATGGCAGTCAAGTTCTTTTCTTCCACGGTCATCAAGCTCTGGTCTTCAGAAGCTGAGGCTAATGCTATTAAAGCTGGCATTAAGGTTGGCGACAAAATTATTGAACAAAGAGTTGGGCGACCAGTTAATTGGATTGTTGATTACAACAAAGTCGGCCCCCCAAATTTATCAGGACAGTACGACTTTTACTACCAAGGGCAAGCTCTTGGTATAGATTATGTTGGAGAAACATTAGATGTTGCAGAAATGTGCGGCATTATTGAAAAGGGTGGAGCATGGTATACAGTAAATGGAGAACGTTTTCAAGGACGTGCAAAGGCTGTAGCATATTTAAAGGAAAATCCAGATGTTGTAGACAGCTTAATAGGAGAAATAAATGCCAAACATTAATGAGTTTTTTGGTTCAAAGAATGAAGAGCCTGTAGATAGCAGAGTTGAAAAGATAGAGCAGCAAAGACCATGCAGTAAATGTGAATTGTATGCTCCATATTATAATTTTAATCAGGCTACTTTAGAGATGTACTGGAAATGCCCATCTGGTCATGAGACAAAGCACAAGCTTAACTGATGTCAGAAAGAGCAGAAGTAAAAAGAGATGGCGCCAAGGCACAGAAGAATAGTGGCCGTGGGGAATATCAAAAAGGTGATGCTAAGTGGAAAAATTTTGTAGTAGACTACAAAGAATCCAAAGCTTCATTTAATTTAAATAAAGATGTATGGGCTAAAATCTGTACAGATACTTTTAAGGTTAGCAGGGACATGCATCCAGCCCTTAAAATTATTATTGGTGGGGATTCCAAGGTCCGTCTTGGAATCATAGAGTGGTCAGTACTAGAAGAACTGATCACATTTTGGGAGGAAAATAAAAATGGCTAATCCGATTATTACAATCGTTGGAAGAGTTGGCAGTGAACCAGAATCTGTTGGATCAAACGGTCTTAGATTCAGAGTTGCAACCAATGATCGTGTCAAGAATGATACTACTGGTGAGTGGGAAGACAAAAACACTTCATGGTGGACTGTCAAGGCTTGGCGTACCCTTGCAGATCAATCAAAGTCTGTGATTAAAAAGGGCATGGAAGTTATTATCGTTGGAAAGATTTATGAAGAAAACTGGACAGATAAGGATGGCGTTAAGAGAAGCTCATATGAAATTAACGCAGACTCAATCTCAGTAACAGCATACACGTTGTCTAAGGACAAGTCTCCAAGTAATAACGACTTCCCTTCATACAAGACATATGCTGAGGTTCCATTCTAATGCTATACTTTGTTTATGGAACCCTGTTTGGTTTTGTTGTTGGATATGGAGTCGGTCTATTAATGGATAAGTGGGATAAAAAGATTAAAAATGACAGAGGATAAGAATACATTAGAGTTAATTAATTCTATAACAGAGTTTAATGATCTACATGAGTATATGAACGATGCTCAGTTAGACAGAGCACTAGCTGTTATAGTAAAACTTTTATTAAATCCAGATGTACCTGCTGCAAAAGCTCCTCAACTTATTATTGAGCTTCAAGCTATGTCAACTAAGTTTGCTATGATGGCATCTTACTATTCAACAATAGCAAAAGATAAAGCGGGGACAATGAACAATAATAAGAAAAATATATATTATTCAGCAAAGGAGTCCATAGACAAACTTGTAGATGCACTTAAGTATGTCGTTAGGTATAATTTGTAATGGGTAGAAACATAGTTAAAAATTTAAAGTTTAAAAAGCATACTGGCAAGTTCTTTGACCCAGAGCTTTTTGCATCAATGCTTGATGAGTCATATAAAAATACTAAAAGAGCAGATGGTGAAATGACAAAGAAGTCTTTCAGCCCAAGCTCTTTGGGTTACGGTCATGGAACATGCCCAAGGTATTGGTATATGGCTTTTTCTGGCGCAGTCTTTATTGACAATAATGATGCTGTTGCAGTCGCTAACATGGCTCAGGGAACCCAAGCCCACGAGAGACTTCAGAACTTAATTAAAACTATGCCTCAGTGGGTTGCCGAAGAAGAAGAAATTATAAATGAGTATCCTCCAATTCGTGGCTTTATTGATCTTATCATGGAGTATGATGGCGAAACTGTTATTGGTGAAATAAAAACAGCAAAGCAAGAGGTGTGGGATACAAGGCAGGCAGAGATGAGCCCATCCCCAAACCATCTGCTGCAGCTCTTAACATATATGAAGCTTAAGGATGCTAAAGAAGGATTCTTCCTGTATGAGAATAAAAATACTCAAGAGATCTTAATTATTCCAGTATCAATGAATGATAGGAATAAAAAGATTATAGAAGACACTTTCTTGTGGATGAGAGAGGTCTGGGATAACTTTAAGGAAGGCGACCTTCCTATGAAGCCAGAAGGTGCAACAAAAACTAAGATGCCTTGTACATACTGCCCAATTAAAAAAGAGTGTTATTCAAAAGACACACCAGTTGGAACGGTACAGATAGAAAGATTTAAGGTCCTCCTGTAATGATATGCGCTAATTCAGATTGCATAAATGGAAAAGAGTTTACCCCAAAAACACATAATCAAAAATATTGTTCAGATGATTGCTGCAGAATTGCAACAAATAAAAAGATTATGGAGAAATACTATGAAAAAAAAGCAATTAGATCTGGACAAAAAAGACTATGCAAGTCATGCAGCTCAAGTTTGAGCAGATATAATACTTTAGACATATGCTCTAGATGTGAAAAAAATAACTCTAAGTCTGATAGAAGCAAGATATTAAGGATGATACGTGACTCTGGCGAAATTATCTAGGACAAAAGCAAGCAGAGTCCTTGGGATAGATGCATCAACATCATCTGTTGCCTTTTGTTTAATCGAAGGTAGCACACCAATTAAATGGGGTAAGATTAATTTAGTTGGAAATGATATATACGAAAAAATTTATAATGCTAAAAGTAGAGTTGCGATGATGCTAGATGAGCTAAAAAGCGATTACATTGCCGTAGAAGGAGCTATACTTGTCAGATCACCAGATGCTGTGATAAAATTATCATATGTTTATGGTGTTGTCATTGCTGAGCTTATGTCTACGGGTGCTTCAGTTATCACTATATCTCCTAGCTCTTGGCAAGCGTATATTGGAAACAAAAACCCTACCAAAGAAGAGAAGGCAGCAATACGTTTAGCCAATCCAGGATACGCAGACTCATGGTACAAAAACCAGTTAAGGAATATGCGTAAGCAAAGAACGGCAGATTACTTTAATAAAAAACATGGTTTATCTATAGAAGATTTTGATGTAGCTGATGCATTCGGCATCGCTTATTATGCTAGAGAGGTTCTCACAAATAAATGACACAAGTATGGAACGATAGAAGTGCACAGGAAGAGTTTGTTTTAGAACTTCTAGATAATAAAAAAGAAGGATACTATGTTGAGCTAGGAGCATTTCATTCAAAAAATGGAAGCAACACTAATAGACTAGAGAATGAGTTCGGTTGGAAAGGTGTCTCCTTTGAAATTAAAGAAGACCTAAGAAAAGAATTTAATGAAAATAGATCTAACCCATGTATGGGTGATGCTCTGGATTTTAATTACATATCTTACTTTGAAGAAAATTCATTCCCTAAACAAATAGATTACCTTCAGGTAGATATTGATTCTGGGTACCAGCTAAATGGAAGGCCAGACGGCAACGCATACACAAGTTTGCACGGACTACTAGCAGTACCGCTAAATTCTTATAGATTTACAGTAATTACATTTGAGCATGATGCAAATATGTATTGGCGCAACGCTGCAATGAGAGATGTTCAGAGAGAAATATTAGACTCACTTGGGTATTCAATTGTTGTTAGAACGGAATCAGAAGACTGGTGGGTTGACCCAACAGTTATTGATTTAGAATCATACAGAAAGCATTTTAGATGGGATCATCTGTGAAAATGTATAAAAATAAAGATTGGCTACATAGAAGATACGTTGTTCAAAGAAAAAGTATGGAAGAAATTGCACAAGAATGTGGCGTAACAGTTATGACCATATACAGAGCATTAAAAGAAAAGGGCTTAATTAAATGACACCTACACCAGTTTTCGAAGATTCAAAAGTATTTAAATACGATGACCTTTATTTGCTTACAGTAGGGACAGAAGCTGGTAAAGAAATTCTATCAACATGCCTTGATATTGCTCATATGCTTATAAAGAAAAATATTTCATATGGAAATTCAGCCCTAGATCCAGTTCGTATATTTTCCAAGGCGGGCCCAAGAGAGCAGCTATACGTCAGAATTGATGATAAGTTAAATAGATTAATTAAGGGAGAAGAATATCCAGGTGATAATGATATTGATGACCTTATTGGATATTTGATATTACTCAAGGTTGCTAAGGAATTTGCTATTTCAGTCGACTAGAAGTATAATGTATTTATATGGAAATTGAACTAGCTGATCATTTTGATCGTATGAATAAAGTAGTTGAAGAACTACTTAGGGGCAACAGCCCTACACAGATTGCTACCCTGACTGGTCTTAAGAGGGCAGAAGTCATTGAGCTAATAGATGAGTGGAAAAGTGTTGTCCACAACGATACATCAGCCCGTGAACGTGCTAAGGAGGCTATCTCTGGAGCTGACCAACACTATGCGATGCTGATAAAAGAAGCATGGAAAACAGTTGAAGACGCTGATCAAGCAGGTCAGCTTAGTGTTAAATCTGGTGCACTTAAGCTAATCGCTGACATTGAGGGCAAAAGAATTGGAATGTTACAAGAAGTCGGTTTGCTTGACAACGCAGAGATGGCAGGACAGATAGCGGAGGCGGAAAGAAAACAAGAAGTTCTAGTTAAGATTCTAAAAGAAGTTACTGCAACATGTCCTAAGTGTAAGATGGAAGTAGCTAAACGTTTATCACAAATTACTGGAATTGTTGAGCCTATAGAGATTATTGAGGAAGTCAGTGGAATTTAATTTTGATGACCTCATTGATATACTTGATGGAGAAGAGTTTGAAGAAAGACCTGTCGATCTAAGAACATTTGTAACAGACAAGAATTATTTAGGTCTTCCTGAGTTGTCAGAAAATCAGTATACTTTAATTGAAAAATCTTCTCAGATTTATAAAGAGTCAACTCTAATTAAACTTTTTGGTGAAAAAGAAGGTTCTTTAAGATATAAACAGACATGCAATGAAGTTGTTGCTCAACTAGGTAAGGGCAGCGGTAAAGACTATTGTTCAACCATATCTGTTGCTTATATAGTTTATCTGCTTCTATGTTTAAAAGACCCAGCGTCATACTACGGAAAGCCACCTGGCGACTCAATTGATATTATCAACATCGCCATAAACGCTCAACAAGCAAACAATGTTTTTTTCAAGGGGTTTAAAAACAGAGTAACACATTCTCCATGGTTTGTAGGGAAATACTTTGAAAAAGCTTCTGAGATAAAATTTGATAAGAATGTTACTGTTTACTCTGGACACTCAGAAAGAGAAGCTTTTGAAGGTTACAACGTTTTAGTTGCAGTACTCGATGAAATCTCTGGCTTTGCCCTAGACAGTACTAGTGGGCACGACCAGGCAAAAACTGCAAGTGGTATTTACGATATGTATAGGGCATCTGTAGACTCTCGTTTTCCAGATTACGGAAAAGTAATTCTTCTTTCGTTTCCACGTTTTAAGAATGACTATATTCAGCAAAGATATGACGAAATTATTTCAGAAAAAGAAGTTATATCAAGATCACATAGATTTAAACTAGATCCAGACCTTCCAGAAAATACAGTAGGTAATGAGTTTGATATATTTTGGGATGAAGATCAAATTATTTCTTACAAGTATCCAAGAGTCTACGCAATACGTAGGCCCACCTGGGAAGTTAATCCAACAAGAAGTATAGAAGATTTTAAAATTGCATTCTACAGAGACGTAACAGATGCTCTTGGAAGATTTGCATGTATGCCACCAGAAGCAATTGATGCTTTCTTTAAGTCTCGTGAGAAGATTGAGATGGCATTTAAAGATCTATCTATAGCAGTTGATGGTTTTGGAAGATTTGAAGATTGGTTCTTGCCAGAAGAAGATAAAGATTACTATATACACGTTGACTTAGCTCAAAAACATGACCATTGTGCTGTATCTATGGCCCACATTGAAAAGTTTGTTAGTGTAAAAGTTACTGATACTTACTCTCAGCCAGCACCAATTGTTAAGGTTGATGCTGTTATGTACTGGACACCTACTTCAGACAAGTCAGTGGATTTTGCTGAAGTAAGAGATTATATTCTGTCTCTTAGATCTAGGGGATTTAACATTAAGATATGCACATTTGACAGATGGAACTCTCACGACATGATGCAACAGCTCAAGCAGTATGGAATAAATACTCAAACTTTATCTGTTGCAAAAAAACATTACGATGACATGGCTATGGTAGTTTTAGAAGAAAGATTAAATGGACCTCATATACCATTGCTTGTGGATGAATTATTAGAGTTAAGAATTATGCGTGATAAAGTTGACCACCCAAGAAAAGGGTCTAAAGACTTAGCTGATGCTGTTTGTGGTTCAATATATAATGCGATTAGTTTAACAAGAGAAGCTTTTGGAGACATTGAGGTTCATGACTATGCTTCTGTAAAAAAACAATATAGAGAAAGTTTAACACAAGAAAGCCCAAATTTAATTAAGGCACCCTCAGCAATGCCTAGGGATCTTTCTGAAGCACTAAGTGGAATGGAAATAGTATGAGTATATATCAAGAAAAAGCTAAAGAGTGCAAGTGCTGCAGCAAGCATGTGCCTCTACCTACAAGGCTTAAGGAGTATTCTGGAATACTAGTCTGCCCAACAACATTCGACAATATACATGAGTATAGAAGAGTTTGGTCGGAAATTGGGAAAAGACCTCCAGGCAGCATAAGAAAACATTTTTCAGAGTATGTTCAGGACATAGTTGAAAAGTCTATTGACAAAACTGATTAATAAATACTATAATTCAACTAAGCAACAATAGCTTAGTTGGTTAAAGCCCCGAACTCATAATTCGGTAATCGTAGGTTCAAGTCCTACTTGTTGCACAGAAAGGTAGCAATGTCAAAACCGTTTGATGAAGAAGATGAAGAAGAGCTGATGATTAAGATCCAGCACTATCTAGATATTGGTGCAATAAAGATTGCTGGCTTTTCAAAAGATGGTGAAGCAATATTTGAGCTTAACGAAGACGTAACTCCACTTTTAGCACCAGATTTATGGGAAGCTCATGAGCATTATGTAGAGTCAGAACTAATAGATCTATTAAATACCGACCTTATGCAGGTAGAGTATGACGAAGATCTTCGGGTAACATATAATTTTACAGAAGAGGGATACAATATAGCAAAACAAAAGGGAATAATTCCTTTAAATACTATTGAAGATTTTGATTTTTAATAGTATAATTTAATTTTACCTCTGTAGCTCAGAGGAAGAGCAACAGACTTCTAATCTGTTGGCCGCTGGTTCGAATCCAGCCAGGGGTGCGATATGAAATATCATCACTTATAAACAAGGAGAAAAATGAAAACAGTAGGAGATAAGTTAGGAAATTTTGCAGTTACTGGTGTTAAGCCAGGAGCTTTGTCATATGAAGATTCCTCTTTTGAGGTAATTACACAGGATTCGTTCCCAGGTAAATGGAAGGTTATTGCATTTTATCCAAAAGATTTTACATTTGTATGCCCAACAGAGATTGTTGCTTACGATGCTTTAGTTAATGACTTTAACGATAGAGATGCTGTCTTGATGACTGGATCAGTGGACAATGAGTTCTGTAAAATTGCTTGGAGAAATGCCCACGAGGACCTAAAGAAGACTAATTCATGGTCATTTGCAGATACAGCACACCATTTGGCTAATGATCTTGGGGTTCAACACTCTTCTGGTGTAACTTACCGTGCCACATTTATTGTTGATCCAGACAATATTATTCAGCATGTTACAGTAAACAACCTAGATGTAGGTAGAAACCCAGATGAAACTCTTCGTGTTCTAGATGCTTTGCAAACAGGAGAGCTGTGTGCATGTAATCGATCACTAGGTGGAGAAACTTTGTAATGTTGTGGGTTGACCAGCTAAAAGATTCCTTGCCAGAGTATGCTAAAGACATTAAGTTAAACCTAGATGCTGTAATCAACAGGTCAACTATTGATCCAGAGCATGCAACATACCTTTCTATTGCTGCAGCATTTGCTACAGGAAACTCTAAGCTACTTACTTTTATTGTCGCTAGCGCCACAGATGAAGTTGAAAAAAATGCAGCTTTAACGGCAGGAGCCATAATGGCTCAAAACAATGTATGGTATCCATTCATTGAAATGGCAGACGATCAAAATCTAAAAGGCTTGCCAGCACAGCTAAGAATGAATTCAATTGCTTCTCATGGTGGAACAACAAAAGGAAAGTTTGAAGCTTACTCTCTAGCATCATCAATTATTGGCAAATGTCATTTTTGTGTTAAAGCACATTATGAAACATTGAAAGAAGAAGGATACACAGTTGAGCAGTTGCGTGATATCGGAAGAATTGCAGCAACAATTAATGCGTTAGCAAAGATCCTTTCGGCTTAATGCAAGTCCTTGGTATGACTTAAAACTACCAGCTTTGCCCTATAGCTCAGTTGGTAGAGCGTCGAACTGTTAATTCGAATGTCCCTGGATCGAGGCCAGGTGGGGCAGCGCTCCTATAGCTCAGCTGGTAGAGCAGCAGACTTTTAATCTGCGGGTCGATGGTTCGATACCATCTGGGGGCACAATAAAATGATTGGATAATGATATGAAAAAAGCAATTGTTACAGGTGTAAGTGGCGGTGTAGGAAACCTGCTTGCTCATACGCTATGCAATAATGGTTATTTTGTTATAGGAACATCAAGAAATCCAGAAGCAATAAAGAATCTAAACCATGAAAATATCAAGGTAGAACGACTGGACCTTTTAGATGAGGAAAGTATAAATAGTTTTTATAATAGGTATAAGGATGAAGCAATAGATCTAATTGTAAATAATGCATCATGCGCTGGAATTGATGGTGCTAAACATTTGTCTTCAGAAACTCCTAAAAACTTTTTGCATTCATATATGGTTAATGTTGCTGGCCCAATGTATTTGTCAAAACTTTTTATACCCAACCTAAAAAAATCTGATAACGCTACAATCATATTTATATCCTCATTTGCAAAAAAACATTTCTATGCTGGTGGAGGAAACTATGCCACCTCAAAGCTGTCAATATCTGGACTTGCAAAACTATTTAGGCTGGAGCTATCTCATTTTAAGGTAAAGGTTACAGAAATATGTCCAGCAGCAATTAATACCCATCAACATAATGATGGGGCGTTGGAAGCAGAAGATATAGTAGATGCTATATTGTGGATCAGCAAATTACCTCAGAGATGCAATATAGACCTTATTGAGATATCACCTTCTATTGTTTCGCAGGGCTAGATGTGATATAATTATAAAGGCTGCCAAATGGGGCCTAAATTAAATTATTCGCTTGAAAGGGGAATAAAATGGTAACTACAACACTGGATCTTTTTAGAGATCCATTTTTTATTGGCTTTAATCGTGAGTTGGAAAGAATGGCACATGTTCATCAAATAGCAACACGCCAAACATATCCACCGTATGATGTATTAAAGCTAGATGAGGATACCTTCCAGGTATCAATTGCAGTAGCTGGTTTCACAAAAGAAGATATAGATGTATCAGTAGAAAATGGTACACTTATCGTTAAGGGTGAAATCACAGAGGTGACCGACGGCGAGTACCTGCACAAGGGTATTGCTGCACGTAAATTCACACGAACATTTGCTTTGGGTGAGTATATGGAAGTCATTGGGGCAAGTATTGAAGATGGAATGCTTCATGTAAATGTAGAAAGAATCATTCCAGAAGAAAAAAAGCCTAAAAAAATTAAAATTAAATAAATCAATGACCTGAGCATGTCTTTAAACTGCTCCTTAAATTAGGAGGAATGATGTTCGAGTACTATGTAAAAAAAGTCAGCAAGGTCGTAGATGGAGACACTATAGATGTCGATATCGATCTAGGCTTTGATATTTCATTTAGCTCTAGAGTTAGATTGGCTGGCATAGATACTCCAGAAAGTCGTACTACTGATAAAATGGAAAAAGCTTTAGGGCTAGAAGCAAAAGCATATTTAAAGAATGCAATTGACTCAGCTAAAACTGTTGTTATTAAAACAGAAAAAATGGACTCATCAGAAAAATATGGTCGCATTTTGGGTTGGGTTTTCTTGGACGGATCAGATAAATCTATTAATGAAAAAATGATTGAAGATGGTCATGCATGGGGCTATATGGGAGAAACAAAGATTAAAGACTTTGATGCATTAGCAAAAGCAAGGAAGAAAAGCGGGAAGTAATGCCAGTATATGAATATAAGTGCTCATATGATGAAGCACATGCATTAATGTCAGTAAATAGATCAATTGCAGATAGTGATCCAGGTTATACATGTGTTGAATGTGATTCAAGTATGATAAGACATTTTACCCCATTTGGTATACAATTTAAAGGTAATGGCTTTTATAAAACAGATAATCCTAAATAGCTAAAGTGGTATAATTGCTAGGTAGACATATTGTTTACTTAGGGGCCCTACTTGACAAGGAATAAGTTATTTAGAATAACAGCAGCCACAATGCTTGCATTTGGTTGGCTCTTTATGTCACCCGCTTATTCTGATGATCCACTAAGCTTAGCAGCTCAAGAAATTGAAGAGCTAAACAATAGCGTTGACGACCTTGGTTACAAGGATGAATTTATATCCTTAATCCAAGAAGCAAAAGACAAATATGATCTTGCCGTATCTGCAGAAGAAGCCAAGACACAAACCTATGACCTATATGACGACTCCCTTGACGCAAAAGCCACGGCACTTGAAGAAAAAGACTTAGCCCAATCAGCAGTAGACGGACAAACAGTAACAGTAGACACTGCTTTAGACAATAAGAATGATGCCTACGATGCCCTTGGAGTAGCAAACATCAATCTGTCAAACGCTCAGCAAGCATTAGACAGTGCTGGTTCTGCTGGTCTGGCATATGATGTTTATAGTTTAATTAGGGTTGATGGCCTTGCAGCCACAGATGAATTCTTATGTAGTGGAACACTAAATGGAAACTATATGACTCGCCCAGTTTGTGGTAATAGATATGAAAACTTTATAGTTAAATTTACTGGACAGATAACTGTACCATCATGGTTTACACAAACTTATTTTGCTGGTTATACAGATGATGGTTTTAGAATGTATATTGATGGAGCATTAGTTGTTAATAATTGGATAGAGCAAGGAACAACTTGGAGTGCTTATTCTCCTGTATATGATGTAACTGTAGACAAAACATTTGATGTAGAGATATGGTGGTACAACGGTGGAGGTCCTGGATCCTATCATCTTGGATGGGCTATCCCTGGAGGATGGACTGGTGCAGGTTGTGACTATGCTGGCAACCCAAGAGTATGGGGACAAGACTTTAGTTGCAATCTTAATACATTTTCTCATGGATCTGGAGCAACCCAAGAACAAACAAACGCCTACAACAACGCACTTGCTGCAAAGAACTCAGCACAAGATGTATATAATGACAAACTAAATGTTTATAATCAAGCAGTTTCAACATTAAATAATTATAATCAAATATTAGTTAATAAAACAAACGAATATAACAACGCAGTTTTAAATGTTGCCACTGCATTGCAAAATAAAAATAATGCTGAAGATGCATACGAGCAGTCAATAAATAATCTTAATAGTGCGATTGATAACGCATGGCGTTACTATGAAGAACAATTACAAAGAGAGATTCAGTCTGCTATTGCTCAGGCAGCAGCTAACGCTGCAGCCAATCAGCCTACTCCAGAACCAACTCCAGAACCAACTCCAGAACCTACCCCAGAACCAAGTACTGAACCTACAGATGAACCTACAGATGATCCATCTCCAAAGCCTACAGAGGAACCTACAAATGAGCCAACAGAGGAGCCAAGCCCTGAGCCTACAGAAGAGCCTACTGAGGAACCAAAGCCCACTCCTACGCCAAAGCCCACTCCTACACCAAAGCCATCTACTGAGCCTACAGCAGAGCCTACAGAGGAACCAACTCCTGAACCTACAGTAGAACCTACACCAGACCCAGAACCAACTACAGAACCAACTACAGAGCCTACTGAGGAACCCACAGAAGAGCCTACGCCTGAACCCTCACCAGAACCAGGACCAGATCCTGAGCCTGAAGAAAACCCATGGACTGAGCCAGATGTAGAAGTTAAAGATCAGGTTTTAGCAGAACTTATTCCTGAAAAGGGTACAGGAACAGCAGAAGATTTATCTGGAGTTATTGCTAACCTTACAAGCAAGGATAACAAGTTAGTTACTCTTTCCCCTGAACAAGTAACAGCAGTTAGCCAAACACTTAGAGCCTTGACTCAAGAAGCAAAGGCTGAGGTTGCAGAAGACCTTGGGATTAAGCCTTCAGAGGTTGCACAAATTGCTGAGCAGATGAAGTCTAACCCAGCACTGGCAGAAGCATTCGTTGAGTTTACAGATAGACAGGCGGAGGCAGGAGAAACTCCAATGCCATTTACATTAGCAGATGCAGTAACAGAAGTACAAACAGAAGCATTCTTAGCAGACCCACTTGGAACGGTATTTGCGGTGGACCCAGTAGAACTACTATCTAATTTTTCTGAATTAGGTATGGATATGACAGATGATCAAAGAGAAAAAGCGCAGGAAGTAATTGTCCCAGTGGTCATTGCATCACAAATTGCAGGGGCAATGATAAGGAGGAACAAATGAAGATAATCAAAAATATGCTTAATCTTACAGGCAAGGCAATTAAGGGCTTGGCTAAATGGTTCAAAGACGCGGGAATGGAGCTAATTGCCCAGGCATTCACCCTCCTAGGCTTCTTTATAGCATGGCTAACTTTGACGGGCTCAGCTAGAGATATTGTTGGAATTGCAGTATTAATAACTACTGTAATTTGGCTAATAACTATACCACTTAGAAAAGACGATAAATAGTGTATAATTGTACTATGAGGAAAATATTTTCTATTGCTTTAGCAGGCTTACTAATGATATCATTAAGTGCATGTTCACCAGAATCTTTAAATAGATACCGATATCCATGCCAAGATCCTAAAAATTGGGAAATTGCAGAATGTAATCCTCCAGAATGCGAAGCTACGCAGACTTGCACAAAAGATGTAATAAAAATTACACCTAACACACCAGAACAGGAAATAACAAATGGCTAAACAAAAACTAACGCCCGCAGATTTAGATGCTCGATTAAAGTTTATTCTAGGAATAACTCTTGGAAGTATTCTTTTTATGACAGCTCTTGGAATTATCTATGGGCTGTTGTTTGTAACACAACCTATTGGAGCTCAGTCAGAAAATGACAAAATGTTCTTCAATGTTCTAGGTAGCATTGCAACATTTATTACAGGAACACTTGCAGGAATTCTAATTGGTAACTCAGGCGCTAAAGATATTATGGCAGCACAGATACAAAATAAAGAAGTAGATGCAAAAAATACACAGGCAGATAAAAAATTAGAAGCAGAAATTGATGCAACTGCAGCTCGTTTGGCAGCAAAGCCAGATGGAGCAATGCCAGAAGAGCAACCAGTTGATCTAGATTGGGATAAAGACTAATGGCAGAACAAGGTACAGCAGCTCGTCTAATAGAAGTTGCTACAGCAGAGCTAGGAACTATTGAAGGTCCTAAAGACAACGAAACTAAATACGGTGCTTTTATGAAAGCAAACTTCCAACCATGGTGCGGAAGTTTCGTAAACTGGTGCGGGTCAGAATCTGGCGTAAAGATTCCTAATACTGTTTACACACCAGGAGGTGCAGCAGCATTTAAAAAAGCTGGTGCTTGGATTGATGTAGATGTTGCAGATCCAGAGCCAGGAGATATAGCGTATTTTGATTTCCCTTCAGATGGCGTCGATAGAATTTCTCACGTAGGTATTGTTGTTAAAGACAATGAGGATGGAACTGTTTGGTGTATAGAAGGAAACACATCTTCAAAAAAGTCTGGAAGCCAAAGAAATGGCGGAGAAGTTTGCAAACAACTTCGTGCTTACAAGAAAAATAAAGCTGGTGTTCTTATTTCAATCGTAGGATTTGGAAGACCAAAGTTTGGGGCTTCAGCAACTACAGCAAAAAAGGCGGCGGCATCAAAAGATACTGCACAAAAGATACCAGCAAAGGTAGACCCTAAAGTTAAAGCAGCAATTGATTTATTAACTAAAAACGGATATACTGTATCTAAATAAATGAATAAGTATTTAATAAAGCTAGAAATTTCAGCAGAAGTAGAAGCTTTTGATGAAAACGATGCTAAAGAATATATCTCTGATATATTTGGTACAGATGATGAAGTAAAATCTGTAAAAATCTCTTCAATAAGAGTAAAAGGGGAAAAAAAATGAAATCACTATATGATCTAGAATTAAATGCAGCAGACGGTACACCAGACTTTTTGAAAAAGTATAAGGGTAAGGTTACAATGTTTGTAAACACTACAGTAGGTTGTGGAAATGCAAACCAAATGGAGGTCTTAGAGTGGCTTCAGCAGAAATACAAGGACAGAGGCTTTGAGATTGTAGCTCTTCCAACAAATGATTACTGCGGTCCAGGAGTTACAAAGGGAGCATGGTCACAAGGATTAGTTGAAGGAATGGATTCACAAAACTATGGTTGCGATGTATACGGGACTACATTTGGATTCTCTGAAAAAGTAAACTCAATTCCAAACAGAGAGATAGTCGGAGATCTAAATGGGATAGACCAGCCATTTGGAGAGCCAAGCGAAGTTTTTAATGTAATTTCAGATCACGCAAATAATTTATGGGGTAAGGCCCTAGAGCTAGGAATACAATTCCCATTTGACCAGTATTACTCATGGTGGCTATGCCAAGGATTTTATGCTGGAGCAATCCAAGCTGCAAATTTTGAAAAGTACTTAGTGGACAAAGATGGTTTTGTAGTTAAGCACTATTCTCCTTCAGTTCTAAATCTTGATGTAGAGAAAACACTGAAAGACAATTTGATTAAAGATTTAGGATTAGACTACGGAGATTTTGGTGCAGATCTGTCTAGAATACAGCATGGGTCTAATGTTTCTATAGGAGATGGAGGCAGGGTCGAGCTTGCTGCAGACCATGTATTAATGGTTTCTCATAGACAGCAAATTGCACCAGGTCCAGGACACGGAAGATCATACAAGTTATTTGAAGAAGAATGGTCAGTAGTATGTTCACACATTGAAGAGTTGCTTGATGGTGAATTATCAATGATTAACCCAAATAAATAATAAAAACAGTTGACAACGGCTGTTCTATTCCTGTATAATAATTTATAGGTATAATTAAGACGAGTTGGATAAATGCTACACTTATATGAAAATGGAGTAGAGATTCTAAGGAAAAGAGTTCCTAAGAACAAGTTTGATTTATACTGGAACAATTATAGTTTAGTTGTTTGGGAAAAAAATAATAGCGGATATTTTGACACCAAAGGCATCTATAAAAATAATTCCTGGGGAATCGCAAATGAGTTTCCAGTTAATCCCAAAGGGGCATGGACTCTTCCGCTAAAATATGTCAAGTATTTTAAATAAATTAGATTCAGATGAGCAGTCAGTAAGATGGTGGCATTTAGCTGCATGCAGTGGAATGAACACAAATCTATTCTTTGATCAATATGAGTCAGATATTAATATGGCTAAGGCTATAGACCAGTGCTGTTTGTCATGCCCAGTTAGATCCATTTGTTATGAGTCTGGATTAAAAAACAGCGAGTACGGTGTTTGGGGTGGTGTTTTTCTTTCATCTGGTTTAGTTGATAAAATGAAAAATGCTCACAAAACAAAAGAAATTTGGAAACAGCTAAAGGCGAACAAAAATGTCTAACGTTTATGATAACCATCATTTTAAATATGGAATGAATCAGTGGACTGGTGAACCAAACAAACCAGTTTTTTATAATGAAGATATGAAGAAAAAGCTAAGAGAATTAAATAAACCTATGTTCTTGTTAATGGATGTTGTTAAGTATCCAGAGTTCCTTGCTTTAAGATTATATGAGGATAATTTTATACAGTTTGATGGAATTGAAAAAGAAAAGGTTATAGATTATGTGTCTAGAGCTAAAAAACTACTTGAGTCATATGGTGTTCGAGTAGAACTAGAAGGAAAGCCAATGTCATGAGCGAATTAAAACCAGAACACACTTCTGTAGTTGACAACTTTCTTAGAGAAAACTCAAGTGGTAGCACACACTATATGCTAACTATTGCAAGAGACGGAGAAAGTCCAGCCAGATCTATCTATCACTACAATAGCCCAATAGATGTTACTGAGGCGTATAATAAGTACACTGATTGGGGATTTGCAAAGGATTACCTAACAGTAACAATGTACGGACCAGGTGGGCAGCTAGCGCAAAAAGTTAATCGCAGATCTTCAGGCGGAAGCCAGGGAGACTGCACTTTTGTAAGAGAAGATTATATAAAGGCAGAAAAGATAATTCTAAAATATAAGAATGAGATGGCAGAAGAAAGCTATACAAGCCTAGTAAAAGACTTTGCTGGGCTTTTTTCAAGAGACAACATTAGATTTAATGTTAGTCGTTTTTTTAAAGAAACAGAATGCGAAGAGGTTTTTGAATGAGTGAAAAGATATTTTGTTATTCATGTAACAAAACAAAGAATAAGCTAAACTTAAAGAAGTCATCATTGCTTACAATCAACTTATTTCTTTGCCAAACATGCATAGACAATAAGTTTGAGCCAAGGTGGGTAATCCTTATTGCTGGAAGACAAAATGGGCACGAATTAGTTAAAGATTTTATACAAAAAAAGAGATATATTGGCGCAGAAATTACAGCATCTGAGCTATTAATTTAGATTAATTATAAGGTATAATTACCTTATAATGGAAACAACTTACATAACGATTGTAGTATCAATATTAGCTGCAATGCTTAGTGGATTTGCCACTGCGTTGGTTAATGGTTTTAGGGACGCTAAAAAAGAAAGAAATAGGCGGGATGAGCGTGAAAAAGACCATCTTAAATTAGATATAAAAGATCTTAAGATAGAGTTGTATCAGCTTGAAAAAGAATTAAATGAATGGAAAGGCAAATATTATAAAGCCATCCAAGACTTAATTGAAATGAAGTCTGAATTAGAGAGTGTATTATCTCAATTAAATCACATAGAATATCATGAAATGCTGGACACAGAATAATTAAAATAGTACAATAGATTTATGACCTGTATTGTTGCTATTGCCCAGAATGGTGTTGTCTATATGGCTTCCGACCATGCTGCATCAGACGATAAAAGTGGATGGATCCTTTCTAGGAAAGAGCCTAAGTGTTTTAAGGTTGGTCAATACGGCGTAGCATTTACAGATTCTTTTCGCATGGGCCAAATTCTTCAATACATGTGGACTCCACCAAAATATACTCCAACTAAAACAAACTCTGGATTAGATAAGTTTATGAGAACTAAATTTATTGATTCAGTAAAAGCTGCATTCAAAGAGCATGGGTACGGAAGTATTGGATCATCTTCAGAAGAAGACACTGGTGGAATTTTCATAGTAGGTGTTGAAGGTAGAATCTTTACTATAGATGAAGACTTTCATGTAGGGGAAAATATTGTAAACTATATGGCAGAAGGAAGCGGAGGACAGATAGCTTTGGGAGCATTGCATGCTACTAAAAATCAAAAAAATCCTAGGCTTAGATTAAAGGCAGCACTAGAAGCAGCAACTGAGTTTAATATGAGCGTAGCTGCCCCCTATACATACATTCAAGTTTAGTGTATAATTAGTTAATGGATATAAACGACTTAAGACCAGACTACTCAAGATCAATGGACATTAGAGGTGTGCCAACACATGTATGTCCATGTGGTTGTGAGATATGGAACCTCAAAGTCATTTTTGATAGTTGTGAAATTGCAACTTATTTTTTAGATATGGAGTGTGCTAATTGTGGCACACTAGCAACGGCGCCAACGCCACTGGATAGAGAAGAATAAATATGAGATCACAAAGAAGAATTGATATGCTAGAGCTTGAACTATATAAGCTTAGAATTGAATTAGATATAATGCATGAGATTATGAGCAACGTAATTAATACTCAGGTACAAGCGGCGGAAGCAAGAAACATGGATTCTGGTAAATGGTATCCACGCAAGAACCCAACACAAAATTCATAATCTATTGACAACCATCGCTGAATTTAGTAGAATTAGCTTTATGAAAAAACTAATAACTATGGCAATTATTGCCAGCACACTCGCTATCACCACAATGCCTGCACAGGCAAATCTAAAGCCAAAAACAGTTGTCCCAACATTGGCTATTTTAGACACAGCGCTAGACACATCAATCCCATCAATTAAGTCAAGACTAGTTGCTGAGGTATGCATTTTAGATTGGCCATCATGTCCAAATAAAACTAAATTTATGGAGGGCGCAGGAGCATCAGTTCTTCCAATTAGTATGTTATCAACAAATAATTTTAACCATGGAACACAAATGGCTTCTGCAGCAATTGCATCTAACCCAAATATTAATATTGTATTTATTAGAATTGTTGGTAACACAACAAAAGGCGGACAGCAAACTTATGGTCTAAACACTCTTGTAAATGCTTTAACATGGGTTAATAACAACAAAGCTAAGTACAATATTGTAGCGGTTGCATCATCTCATGCTACAAATGCTCCAGTTGTTAAGCGCAGCGCAACATCTAATTACTGTTTGCCAACAGCAGTTGACACAGTAGTTTCTAATTTAAATAACTCTGGCGTACCAGTATTTTTCCCTTCTGGAAATAGTGCTGGAAATCCAAGCATGAAGGGCAAGATCGAGTGGCCAGCATGTATTAGCCAATCAATTGCAGTTGGTGGAGTTGAAACTCTAAATCTAGATAAGCCTCAAGTTTCTTTAACAAGCAACTATGATGTAAAACTTGTAGATCTATGGGGTGAAATCCAGCAGCCAACTATTTATCCTGGAAATGTTAGCGGATATTCTTATGGAACATCTGTTTCTGTTCAGGTAATTGCTGCAAAATATGTGCACTTAAAGGTTGCAAAGCCTACATTGACATCAACAGAGCTAATTTCATTAATGAAGACGGCTTCTGATCCAGTAGAAAACTCTTATGGACAAAATGTTTATCTGTTTAAGTTGAGTAAAATAATCAATGGATAGTAAGTTAACTATCCTTGAAGAAATAATCAAGGACATTGGTGAGGAGTTGTACCAGAAATGGTACAACGCCCTTGCCATTGAAGATAGAACAGAAGAAGCATCAAAAGCAATGTCTGCAAATGCTGGTGAGACAGCATTATGGGTTATTCAAACATTTATGAATAAGTTTAATAATGCAGCGGATGAGCTAAAAGGAGAGTAAGTTGATAGTTACAGATGAAAGCTTTGATAGAGTATTAGATTCTCACAATCTAGTCCTTATTGATTTTTGGGCTCCATGGTGCGGACCATGCTTAAAGGTGTCTCCAATACTAGATGAGATATCAAATGAGCGTGGATTGTGGGTTGGAAAACTAAATGTTGATGAAAATCCTATAAAATCAGCAGAATACTCTGTAACTTCTATCCCTTATATGGTACTATTTAAGTCGGGGAAGCCAGTAAAAACTATTACTGGTGCAAAACCTAAGCATATTATGCTAGAAGAGCTTTCAGAATGGATCTAGAGAATATAGATTCAAATCATTTAGAGTTTGAGATATGGCTCAAAAATGGTTACGATAGAGGCTGGGTCTCAGATGTATTTTGCGATACACACGATGGTCCGCCTTTAACAGATGAAGAAATGCAAGAATGGGAAGAAGGAGGAGATCCCTGCTCTTTCCATGTAAAAGTAAATGCACTACACTAAATTTCTGCGATCAATATAGATCGTAGAGGAAATAAGGAGAATAAATTAAATGAACTCATTTAAGAAAATCGCTCTAGCCATGGTTGCAGCCATGACTTTGGGCACAATGGTAGCAACACCTGCAAGTGCTAACACCATGTCAGTTGTAGCATCCACATGGAATGCCGCAAAAACAGGTGGCGCAGGATATGACACGCCAGCAACTGCTGGAACAGCGCTAACGACTGCAATCGTACGTCCAGTACCTGCAGACAACACTGTTGACAATACAGACGTTGTTCAGATCGTAGCAACAGTAGTAGCAGGAACATCAGTTACTGCAACTTCAACAAATGCAACAATTGTATCTGCACTACACTCAACTGCTGCACCAGTAGGAGCAACATCAGGATCATCATCTTTGACAGTTGCAACTGGTACAGGAACAACAGCAACATTCTATGTCTACACAAAGACAACAGCAATTGGAACAGTTGTAGTTACAAATGGTCCAGTAACGGTAACATACTATGTACAGGGTACTGCTGGTCTAATCAATAATCTATCAGTTTCTGCACCTACAACAGGTGCTGCTGGTACAAAGCAAGACATCGTTGTAACTGCAACAGATGCATTTGGCAACAAGGTATCTGGTAAGTCAATTACAGCAACTGTATTTGCTTCAACAGCAGTTATGGATACAGCAACAGTAACAACTGGTGCTACACTAACAGATTTTGGAACAGCAACCTTTAAGGCTACTCTTCCAACAACAGGAACACGCTCACTAATTACATTTGCTCCAACAACATCAACAGATGCAGTTGCAGCAGCAGTAGTTGGTTTGACTGCTCCGACACTTGCTCCATTCGCAGAGATTTCAGTTCGTGATCTAGTATCAGAACTTGCTGCTGAAAAAGCAGCACTCGTTGCAGAAAGAGCAGCACACGCTTCAACAAAGGCTCAGCTTGAAGCAGAAGTTAAGGCTAAGTCAGCTCTAGCAGAAAGCCTAGCAAAGGCTAATGCTGAGCTACTAAAGGCTACCGCAGAAGCAACTGATGCAAAGAAGGCAGAAGCAAGCGCTCTAAAGGCACTCGCAGATGCAGGCGTTGCTGCAGATAAGATTATTGCACAGTTCAAGTTGGACTTGGAAGCAGCGAATGCTTCACTTGCAACACTTACTGCAGAACTTGCAGAACTAAAGGCTTCACATGCCAAGGCACTTGCTGATCTAAAGGCTACATCAGATAAGGCACTTGCAGATGCAAAGGCTGCTTCAGATAAGGCAGTTGCAGATGCTGTAGCAACAGAGAAGGTAGCGGGTGCAAAGTCACTTGCAGATGCAAAGACTGCATCAGATGCTGCTCTACTCGCTAAGGATGCACAGATTGCTAAGTTGACTGCAGATAATGCTGCAGCGATTAAGTCTATGAAGGCTGCATTTAACAAGTTGGCCACTCAGTGGAACAAGAAGAATCCAAAAGCTAAGGTTACCTTGCTTAAGTAATTAGTTTAATATGGGGCAGGGTAACCTGCCCCATATTTACTATTATGATAAAATTAATACTATGGAATGGGATCACTTTCACGTTATTCAAAAAAAAGTTTTAAATGAATTAATTAAAGAGATGGAAAGTTTAGAAATACCACCAGACTGGAGACCAAGAGAGGTTTTGAGTTTAGTAATTAGAAAATTAAAAGAAAAAGAGGAATCATGTTAACTAGATTAAAGTTTAAAATTTTTGGTTGGCTACGTGTCACACCAAAAGAAGCTATGTTTGAAAAAGTTATTACGGATGCAATTCTAGCATCAATTCAGGCACCAGCCAAGAAGACAGCCAAGAAGGCACCAGCTAAGAAGACAGCCAAGAAGGCACCAGCTAAGAAGGCGGCTAAGAAGGCACCAGCTAAGAAGGCAGCTAAGTAATGGATTCTAAAAGAAAGTCATTGCTAAAGACTATCAGCTGGCCATTTGTACACTTCACTTTTGTTTCTGGAATAATTTACTTTACTCTTAAATATTTTACTGGAGAAGCAGAGTGGGAATATGTTGGTCTTTACGGTCTATCGTATCTAGCGCTAGAGATGTCATTTTTCTTTATTCATGAAAGACTGTGGGCAAAGTTTGGCAAGAAAGTTAAGTAATGGGTAAGCACCTAGATAAAATGCAGAGAGCATTAGCACAAAGACAAGCAGGAACATATGCTAGCGGACAAAAAAAGCCAGGGTCTATGAATATAAAGAAGACTGGATATAGAGGACAGAAGGCTAAAGGCTCTAAGTAATGTTTAGTGGATTTTGCGAAATAAAGGGTTGTGGGAAAAAAGCAACTAGGATTTCAGGCAGTCAGTCAGGCCCAATTATTGATATATGTGATGATTGCTGGCATGAGCAATACAAGTCCTAATCAACTAAATGCTATAATAGAGGTATAAGCGGAATACTAGTCCCGCTTAAATAAATAACCTATAGGAGTAATAACATGTCAGACGGAAAAGACTTAAACGGATTTACATCACCAAAGGTAGATGATTCAACAGTATGGGGCAACAACGAGCAGTACGCAGCTGATCCAAAGGCAGCATTCCCATCAACAGACGTTTCAAACCAGGCGCAGGCTCAAGGTCCAAAGTAATATGTGCATTGAATGTGGATGCGAAAGCGTAGGAAGTGAAACTGGTATAGCTTCAGTTTCAATTCAAGATGTTACTTCTCAAGGAACCTCTGGGGTTACCTTGAGCATGGTTTCAACACCAGAGCAGACTGAAAGGTTTATAAACGAATAATGTGCAAAGATTGCAATTGTGGTAACTCAGAAGACATTAAGTATGAATCTTCTGTTGAGCCATCTATGAATACAAATGTTGTAACAATATCACAAATTAAGGGTGCATAGTGTCAGAAAACGTTGTAAACTCTAACGATACGCCAAAAAGAAATCCTTCTCAGGGTAAATTCAAATCAGGTATAAAAGAAAAAAGACCACCAATGAAGGTTGACGTTAACAAGCATGGAATAAGAAGAGAAACACCAGCAGTAGCACCTAAAAAATTTGGTAGAAAGAAGGTTTAATAATGGAAGCATTATCACAGAACACCAG